TTTTGGTTATCATCTAATGATGCTGCACCCTGAGGATGCAAAATACATAACTGAGGAGCGTTACATTGATGATGTGAATTTTAAAATAGTAGTTGAAAACAATTTAAAGAGATACGCAAAAATAATATCACAATGAAAAAATTAATTTTAATCTTATTACTGGCATCCTGTCAACCACAACAAAAGCAATTTGTTAAGGGTTACATTGTAAAAAAGCAAATCGTAAAGAATGTAAAAGGCGATCCTATTTATGTTACAACGATTTCAGTTAATGGTAGTTTAGTTAATTATTACGGAATCAATTATTATATGATGGAGGAAGGCGATACAATTGAAATCACTAACAAATGATACCAAAAGAAAAAGCGTTAGAGTTGATGGATAAATTTAGGGGTACACAATACCCTGATTTTGGTAGCATATTACAGGCAAAGAATTGTGCAATTATAACTGCAAACGAGATTATAATTAATTGTATTAGTAACGGCTGCTCTCAGGATTGGATTTTATATTGGGAGCAGGTCAGATATGAAATAGAAAATTTATGAATAAAGTGTTTTGTCATTCAGGAGCAACTGGGGATATTATATTTTCTCTGCCTACTATTCGTGCAATGGGAGGCGGTAAGTTAATCATTACCAACTTTCATAAACAGCGTGCGGAATCAATAAGCAAACTTATTCAGGTGCAGCCTTACATTAGTTCGGTTGAATGGTCTGAATTAAAACCATCTTACGCATACGATTTAGATAAATTTAGGCAACACGCAGGGCATCATTCTAATTTGATTGAGGCACATTTTAAAGGTGCAGGTATTGATATTGATTATTCATTTAGAGATGGGTGGTTAACGCTGCCTGAGGATGTTAATATTATAAACGGAATCAGATACGCAGTAATAAATAGAACAACGAATTACGCTGATCCTAACTTTGACTGGGCAAAGGAGGTTGAATATCTTTACACGATAGCAGATGAGGTATTTTTTATTGGTTACCCTGAGGAATATCTGTTATTTAACGACAAGTTTCAAATTAAGGTTAAATACTTTCCCTGCGATTTTTTGGAGGCAGCATATCTAATTAAGAAAGCGGTAATGTTTACAGGCTGTTATTCTGCTATGTCAACGATTGCGATGGGGTTAGGGATTAATTATAGATTAGAGCAAGCACCCGGGCATACCTGCTCATCATTATTACAACCACGTGAAACAATTATAAATGTATAGTCAAGCAGGGCAGGATAAATTTGTATTGGATAGGATAGGAGCAAACGGCACTTATTTAGAAATCGGTGCAGCATATCCTATAGTTTATAATAATACCTATCTGTTAGAGTTAAATGGTTGGAAAGGTTTGTCTATTGATTTTGAGCCGATGTATTTAGAGCAATGGAAAGTTAGAAATAACCCGATAGTAATTGCAGATGCATTAACATACAATTACCCTGATGTTGATAGGTATGATTACCTGCAACTGGATATTGATCCAACGGAAAAAACATTTGCGCTGCTGCAAAAGTTATTAAAGGAATATAAAACGAGATACTCAATAATAACATTTGAAACAGATGCATATTTAGATAATAGATTTGTTGAGCCATCTCGCAAACTGCTGAGTGATTACGGATATAAATTAGAGGTAGCAGATGTTATCTGTGAAGGTTATGGGGCATTTGAGGACTGGTATATTGACACAAAATTATGAATGTACTTTTATTATCTCAGAGGGGTTATCAATGTGGCGTGAGTGATTACGGAGATAGGTTATTTAATGCACTCAGTAAATCAAAGAAAATTAATTTTACTTATTCCGATAAAATGGAATTAGATGGCATTGATGCTGTGTTATACAATTACCATAACGCAACGCTCCCACATATTACAGATGCCTATTTATCAGATAAGCGACATATAAAACACATCGCTTTACATCACGAAGGGGGCATTTCATTTATTCCTGATAAAATTATAGAGGTGCAGAATCTGCCACGACCTGTTAACAGATATCTTTTTGTACACAAAGAAAACGAAATACCTACAATAGGATCGTTTGGGTTTGGATTCTACAATAAGAATTATTATAAAATTGCGGAACTGGTTAAGGCTCAATATAAGAAAGCAAAAATAAGGGTTAACATTCCATTTGCTTATTATGGGGATATAGATGGGCAATCTGCAAAGGTTGAAGTAAATAAAATGCGTGAGGTTTTATCAGGAACAGATATAGAATTAGAAGTTAATCACGAATATCTAAGCAATTTAGATTTAGTTAAATTTCTAAATCAGAATGATATCAACATTTTTCTATTTAATGAGATGGCAGGTAGGGGTTTAAGTAGCAGCATAGATTACGCATTAGAGGCAAAGAAACCAATAGGCATTTCGCATAGCGATATGTTCAGGCATTTGACAGATGTGTCAAGTTCAATCTTTGTAGATGAGGTTACTATATCTGAAATAATAGATAAAGGTATTGAGCCGTTAAAACCCATTTATGAAAAACACAACTCTAATAAATTATTAGAATATTTAGAAAATGAGTTACTTAAAGGATAAAATAGTAAAGCAAGTTATACACAAATACATTCAGCGTAGCGAACTGGGTATTAAAAAGTATGGCACAACATTAGAGGATAACAACACCGATAATTTCCTGATACATTTACAACAGGAGTTAATGGATGCCTCATTATACATTGAAAAATTATTAGATGATACTAATAGCAGGTCAGATAGAGAATCTGACAACACGAAAGGATAAGACAATTAAGTTATCATTAGGCACTAATGAACTAACACCTAAGGAATGTGCTGAGTTATTCACTATGAATCAGCAGTTTTGTTATGTAGCGTTAAAACCTGAGCCGTTTATCTCAAATGAATTAGATGCGATAGAATCACTTAAAACAGATTTAGACACGCAGAAAACACCATCACAACGCCTGAGGGCGATATTATTTAGGAACTATGAACAAGATAATAAAGGATATAAAGATTTCAATACTTATTATGTGGGGCAGATGGAAAGAATTTGCGAACATTATAAAGCGAAACTAAGTTGAAAACGCACACGAAAATATACTTTAAACACTTTGGCTATGATGTATCAGATAAAATACTTTGTGAAGTATGCAACGCAGTCGCAGTTGATATACACCATATCAGGTGTAGGGGTATGGGAGGAAGTACAGGGGCAGATGACATCAGAAACATTATGGCATTATGCAGAAAGTGCCACATCAATTATGGAGATAAAAAGCAGTACATAGATTTTTTAACCAATAAACATTTAGAAAAATGCAACTCACGATAAAACACTACGATATTTCAGCAACAATTCAAACCTCAGATGATATAACACTAGATGAGGTAATGAATCAATTTAACGCATTGCTTATCTCTGCTACATTCTCGCAGGGGCAGATTAACGATTGGATAATAGAAAAGGCAAGGGAATTAAAAAAGATTAAAAAAGATTAATAAAATGGCAAAGAATGACATCGTAAAACATCAATTTATAAAAGGTAAAACTGGAAACCCAACTGGCAGACCGAAAGGAACGATAAGCAAAAAGCCAAAGTTAAAAAAACTCCTTAAAGATTTATCCGCTATAATGACAACCCTAACAGATAGGGAAAAACTTTTAGCATATCAACTTTATGACATAGTAGATAATGATTTAAAATTTAATAATGTTAGTGCCTCAATTAATCATCTTTATTTTATTGAATCCGATTTTGGAATCAAAATAGGTATATCTAAAAACGTGAGCAAAAGATTAGAGCAAATTAAAGTTTATGCGCCTAAATCAAAAGTTTTAAAGATTGTAAAGTTTGCTGGAAACTTTGAGAATAACATACACAAAAAATTCAGGCACATTAATATAAAAAACAATAACCTTATCGGGATTGAGTGGTTTGATAAGTCAAACGATTTATATGAGTTTATATCTGAGATTGATGAGGTAAACGATTTACACAGGTTTTTTAATCCAAAAGGTAATGGGCAATTAATTTTATTTTAAACATCGGAAAAACATCGGAATGGCAAAGCAAATAAAACAATCACACGGAGGCAGTTTAACCCGACCTGATAAGGGGGAAACAATGAACCCTAACGGCAGACCTCGCAAATATGTATCTGTATTAAAGGATGCAGGTTATCGCTTATCTGAGATTAACGATACCATTCAAAATATGATGGCAATGGATTTAGATGAATTAAAAGCGGTGTATGATAATCCTAAGGGAACGATATTGGAGAAAACGATAGCCAACGCAATGGTTAAGAGTTTGCAGAAAGGATCATTATACTCATTAGAAACTTTGTTAACACGTGTCTACGGAAAGCCGAAAGAAACGTCAAGCGTTGAAAATACAGGCAAGGTTGAGTTTGTTATTACTAAGGGCAAAACAATACTTTAATGCAGATAGCCATACCTGAACTACACGACAATCAGCAGCAGATATTAGACTGCCCTGCACGTTTCAGGGTTGTTATGTGTGGGCGCAGGTTTGGTAAATCGGAGTTGGCTCAGTTAGAAATTATCTTTGAGGCGATGAAAGGGAATGCGGTTGCTTACATTACACCTACATATCAACTGGCAAAAACATTCTTTAATAAACTGATAAAGGTTATACCGTTTGAGAATAACAAATCGGATTTAATTATTAACTTTCCTAATGATGGCAGCGTGATGTTCTTTACAGGCGAAAGGTTAGATAATCTCAGGGGGCGCAAATTTCATTTAGTCGTTGTAGATGAGGCATCGTTTATACCTAATTTAGAGGATGGATGGCTAAACTCTATCCGACCTACATTAACTGATTATAAAGGGCGTGCGTTATTCTTGTCAACACCTAAGGGTAAAAACTATTTCTATTCGCTATTTATGAAAGGGGGCGAAACAGACTGGCAGTCTTTTAAGTTTACTACATACGATAACCCTTATATTGATAGGTCGGAGGTTGATGATGCACGCAGGCAATTACCGGGTGCAGTATTTGAGCAGGAGTATTTAGCTAATGCAATGGAAAACGCTGCGAATCCCTTTGGCTCAAATCACATTCAGGATTGCTTAAAACCGATGTCAACAAATCAACCTGCATTTTATGGGATTGATTTGGCTAAATCGGTTGACTGGACGTGCATAGTAGGGTTAGATACAAATGGAGATGTTTGTTATTTTGAGAGATTTCAGAAAGACTGGAAACAAACAAAGGAAACTATTTTACAGATTGATAAAAACAAACCTATTATAATTGATAGCACAGGCGTAGGAGATGCAATTACTGAGGATTTGCAAAAGCATTTTAACGCTATGCACGGATTCAAATACACCTCAACAAGCAAGCAGCAGTTAATGGAGTTGTTAGCATCCACAATTCATAAAAAGGATGTGGGTTTTCCTGATGGTTTAATTAGGCAGGAGTTAGATATCTTTGAGTATCAGTTTACTGCGACAGGGGTAAGGTATAACGCGCCATCAGGATTTCACGATGACTGCGTTAATGCTTTGGCTTTAGCAGTTAAATGTAGGAATGAACATAAGTATTCAGGTGTTTACCGATTTATTTAGAAAATAATTTCAAAATTTTATATTTATTAGTATGAAGATTTCAGTTAAGAAGTTTCAGGAACTCTATTCTATCAGCAACATTGAAACAAATGAGGCGGAAAAATCATCTTTATTGGTGCAATGCCTGACAGGTAAGAATCAGGATGAAGTTGATAAAATGCCGATAGGAAAGTATAACGAACTATGCCAAAAGATTAACTCAGAGTTTGCGAAATACACAGGGCAAATGAATTTAGGTAAGCCGAAAAACTGGGTGTGGGTTAATCGTAGATTATATTTCCTTAGTTATAATGTAGCTAAGCCCCCAATGAACGCGGGAAAATATGTAGAGATTGCCACATTTTCAAACGATGTTATAGGTAATATGCATTTGATTATGGCAACGATGGCTACACCTATGAGAATGACGTATAAAGGTTTAAAGCCTAAGAAAAAGAAGGATCACGAACAGATTGCGAATGATATGTTAGAGATGGATTTCGGCGTTGTTTACCATTCCTGTCTTTTTTTTTACGCAGTTTTCACGAAATCAATTCAAAATTCAATTACTTATTTCAAGACGATAGCGGAGGATGGGGTGAGAGTGGAGGAAGTAGTGCAGAATTTATGCGACACTTTGGATGGCTCAGTAATGGCGAAATGGTATCAAAATTTGAAAATATCAGTATAAACGAGGTATGGGAATTACCTACAATTCAATTCCTAAACGATTTAAGTTGTTTAAAAATGCAACGTGAGGTAGAGGCAGATATAGAAAGAAAGATGATGCAAAAACATAAACTCAATGGCTAACATCACAGCAAGGCAAAAGATAGTTTTGCAGGATAAGTTTTTAGAGGGAACAGGTGCAGAAAACTTTAACGATAAAGTAAGTTCAACTATTGAAACTTTTTTAGCTGAGTTAGGGAATAAGTTTAAGGATAACTGGATAGAAACGATAAATGCAAAAAAGATTATCGCCTCAGGTGGAATTGATAAGGTAGAGTTTGTTATTGATGAAACGGATTCAAATAGGGTAACGCTCAATATCTTATTTCCTTATTATGCAAAGTTTGTAGATAAGGGGGTAAAGGGTGTTAAATCATCTGCTAACGCTCCTGATTCTCCGTATCAGTTTAAGAACTACGGAATGAATGCAGAGGGCAGGGCATCCGTTAAAAGATGGTTAGATTCGGGAAAGGCAAAAGTAACGGCAACGGATGTTAAGAGATACGGCAGCGTAGGAGGCGAAAAGAAATTCAGTAAGATAAGCGAGGCAGATAGTAAGTTAAACACGCTGATTTACAACATCAAAAAATATGGTATTAAAAAGAGGGATTTCATTAACCCGGTATTAAATGAAACATTAGACGGAGCGGCAAAAGAATTGAGCGACATATTAGGCAAAGAGATTGTAATAAATATATTTCAATGAGTATAACAACATTAATAAACCCATCAGGCGAAATAAGCGTACAGGATGACCTTTGGCATATTGCCTCATCTAACAACTCAGGGCAAACGGATTTTAAGTTTGTGTTTGATGTTTTCGTTAATGGGTTGCAACTTGTAAGAACAAAAGTTTTCCCTGATCCTACAAACGGCAAAGGATATTTTAACGCATCTAATGTAGTTAGGAACGAAATAACATTTGATTGGTTTGTTCCTGTTTCTACAACTCAACCTGAGTATCTGTTATCGCAGCCGTCAACATCGGGGCAAATTGCACAAACGTATAACATTAGAGTAGGTGAGGATTACTCAGGCATTACCACGCTCAATATGGCATCAGGTAATGTTAAAGCATACAATTATACTCCACCTGTTTTTAAACGTAGGCAACAAACACTTTCAGTTTTTGATGGTAAATACTTGACAAATAGACCTAAATCGGCTAAGATTAAGTTAGGCGATAAGTTAATGATACCTTTTAAGGGTAATGTAGGCGAAACTTATGTATTAAGATTTAGAACGTATAACGCAGCAAATGCCTTTATTGCTCAGTCATCAACCACAACGAGTTTATCAATTACATCATCTAACAATTTCCTGCAACTGGATATAGGTAGCGATGCGTTAAATGCTTCAGCAGGTGCAACACCTATAACATCAGCCGTTGCCTATTACGATGTATTTTTTATAAACGGAGGGAACGAATCAGAATCATTCAGAGTTTACCTTACCTGCGATAATCGTTATACACCGATTAACCTACATTTTATCAATGCGTTTGGGATGTTTGAAACTGCGTGTTTCAATAAGTCAAGCCGTTTAACTATGGATGTAGAGCGCAAAGCATTTGAGCAGCGTGATTTTTCATTTGCTGCATCATCAGTTAATTATTACGATGCTAAGAATGTTTATCGGGAAAGTAAGATAAACTATGGCAGTAAAACGAATCACTCATATAGGTTAACAATGGATTTTCCTACAGATGAGGAATATCAATGGCTATCTGAATTGATTGTATCGCCTCAGGTTTATATGGATTATGAGGGCAGTTATTATCCTGTTTCAATTAAGACAAGCAATTACGAGTATTCAAAGAATCAGAACAATCAGTTAAGAGCATTTGAGATTGATGTAGACGTTAACCAAACCCGAAACGGATATAGAAGATGATAAGATTATTTATAGAAAATAAAGAGTTAGACATCAATCAGCAGTTTTCACAACAGATAACCTATGCTATTGATGATTTACAGAATGTAGATAGTAAAAGCACATCCTTTACTAAAACCATTGTTTTACCCGGTACATCAAACAATAACAGGTTATTGGGTAATATATTTGAGTTTGCAAATAGCAATTTTACAGATGATACACAACCGAATGTAGGATATAACTTTAACGCTGCTAAATCTGCTCAGGCGGTTATTGATGTTGATGGGTTGCCTGTTATGAAGGGTGTTATAAGATTATTGGAAATCCTGATTGATGGGGATTATGTAGAA